GCACTAGTTGCTGCAGCCGTAATATTACTAGAGAGTTTAGTTCCCTGTGTAATAGCCATTTTTAATAACCTCCGTTATTTTTTTATTTTAAAGTAATCTTCCTGCGTTGCCAGCTTTTAAAATCCTATCCCAAGAAACATCAACTTCACTTTTTACGCTAGGCTCACCGCCTTGTAAAACGCCAGCTGACTTTGGCATAGCTTGAGTATTAGTCACAGCTTGTATATTTTCAGATGAAGGAGCGTTAACGCCTTTATTGTAAAACTGTCGATAAACATTAATTAGAAAGTCGACAGGCAATTGATCTCTAGGAGTCATTGCAAAATCAATAAATTCATTTACTTCACTATCATTTTCCATACCATACTTAGACTTTAACTCACCTTTTAAATTTTGCATAGCAACTTGACTTTGGATACCAGCCATCTGTTCGGTGACTGCTTTGTTAACCAAAGCCGTTTCCTTCTCTTCTCGTAATTTAAACGAGGGAGAGTCGGTTTTGTAATAGGCTTCCCATGGGTCAAATGAAGCTTCATCAACTTGATTATCAGGTTGAATAGTTTCATTGTTTTTAATAGGTTTTCCTTGCAATTTTTCCTGTATAGTTTGAACTATATCAGGTCTAGATTCTAAAACATTTTGCAATTGTTTTAGAGGTTCCATTTGTTGAACTTGAGATTGTAAAGAATCGTACTCAGATTTTTGTCTATCGTACATAGATTGGAATTTTTTAGTTTCATTTTCCCAATCAGTACCATAATCAATACTATCTTCATTACCTTCAGCACTAATAACACTAGGAGACCTATCAAGACCTTCGCCTTGAGCTTCTAGTTCTTCGCCTGCTGGATATTCTTTACTAACTACTTCTACGTCTGGCATTGATATATCAATTCCTTCACGCTCTTCAACTAACTTATCCTCGTAAGTTTTTCCTATCGGTTCTGTTTTCTGGTTTTCCATTTATTCTTTCCGAATCTCTTTACTCTTAAATTGGGCGATACCAATAGATATCCCTTAGGGTAAAGCTTGACTCTATTTGTTAACCTTCAACGCCTTCTTCGGCACCCTGTACGCCTTGTCTTTGCTGTTGACCATACTTAGCCTGCAAATCAGCTTTATCAATTACATTCTCTAGCTTATTCAGATTTTTTCTTTCTTTATCTTTTATATCACCAAGAACTGAATCTAGTCCAGTCTTGAATTTCTGAGTGATAGTTTGCTTTTTAGCATTTACTGCTTCACGTTCTGAAGTTTGCAAATCACCACTTAGTTTCTTAACCTGTTCTTCAAGCTGTTGAATATAACCTTGCATCTGACTCATAGCACCTTTCCGTTGCAAGACACCTTCTTTGTCATAGATTTCTGTTTTCTTTAAAACCTCGACATCGTCTACCAAGCCCAACTTATAAGCATCTAAATACATATTGTACTCAGCCATCTTATTAGATGGTAGCGTTGAACCTGATATTATTCTAATATCGTGCTGACCAAGAGAAATATCATTCTCAATAGACATTAACTCTTTAGATTTATCGTCATACATTCTATTGTTAACGGTAAATTCAGTTATGTCATTATTTGGTTGCACAATCCTAAAAGTCTTTTTAAATCCGTAATGTCCCTTACAAAAGTTATATACTACTTTTCCAAGAACATCAAGGCTTCCCTCTATATCTTTGAGTTTAGAACGCCCTCTCGTTTCTCCCATCTCCTGGAGCATATACGTTCCTCTAGCTGTATCTGGAGTTCCAGACCTAAATCCTTGCATTAATTCTGATATTCCAAAATTTAAATCTATATAATGCTCTACTCTAGAAATTAAACCATAGAACTCTGATGCTAATGGCTGAGGTGCTGGAAAATGTGGCTCACCAAACTCAGGATTATATTCAATAACCGCATTTGGATTAGCCCAATCTCTTTCTAACTGCCCTACATCATCTACACTACCTTCTGGAACTAATAGTTTTAGACCAGCTGAGGCTTGTGCATGACTTAATGTAAGAGAAAATAATTTATTAATTAATCTTTGAGAGTCTTTTACTTTACTTACATCTGATTTAGGATATGGAGTATTAGTCCAAATGTTTGGGACTGGTACAATAGGATATACATCAGTGTTGAGCACTTGCTCATATAATAGAATCTGCCCTACAGTAGCAACTTGTCGCACGCGTGTCTGTAGAACTTCAACTGCTTCTACCAGTCCCGATTCTATCAAATGAGAGTTTTCAGATAGAATTTTTTGAAATGACTCTAAATCTATTATTTTCTCTTCTTGAGTTTCCTTGTTAAATAATCTATAATAAGGAACTTTAATTTTTTCAAACCTCTCCAGAATCCTGTATTTTTGGTAGCCACCGCGATCATAATCTTTAACCACATCAGGCGTAAAAGAAGAAGAGGAATTTTTTTTCTTTGAGGCTGGATAATCTTCTTCATCTGTGGAGCTATCTATGTTATCTACTATTTCTTCAAGTTGTGGGTATAATCCAAGGAGTTGCTCCTTAGTTAAGATAGTAGACAGTATCATAGAAGCGGAGTCTGCATTGTATCTATCTCTTGAAGCTGGGTCTATATAAACACGAAAAGGATTTATCCCTGTAACCTTAACATCGCCTCTTCCATAATCTGATTCTGGGTCTACATAAACATAAAAGTAACCAACTCCTGCAACAGAATAATCATGTACTACTTGTTTAAAATGAGTATTGCAATCAGAGATATCCCATACATACTCTAATATAGTACGCCATACATTGGCTAATTTATAATCAGAGTCCTCTCTTGCAACAGCAGAAAACTTCGGATTCCTAGATGTTAGTAGGGACTTAAGTTTATCTACAGCAGCATAAACTCTATCTATAATAAAATCACCTTGACCAACTGATTGAAGCATTTCTGATTCTTCAGTAGAATAGTGATTACCTAAGACAAAATCAATAGCATCTCTAGATTCTACTTCCCAGTTAGCCCTGGCATCTCTCCATCTTCTCCATAATTCTCTGTTAGCCTGAGCATCTTCGTGCTCGGCAAAAGTTTCTACGTAGTTAATTTTGCGACTCCTTGGTATCTATATATATAATATAACACATATTGTGTTATTTGTCAAGTACTTTTAGCTTCTTTGTCCAGTAATCCAACTTCTTATAATAGATTTTTTTGATTCTTTACGTTTATCTGACTTTTCAGCCTCAAATTTATCAGAATTAAAGCTTTTACTAAGAGGAGATCTTGCATTGATTATTGAATACCAAAGCCCATCAAGCAAGTCATCGTTCTTTCCTTTTGGAAAATGAAACATTTCATCAACTATTTCTTGATGTATTTTTCTATGAAACAGTTTTCCTCTATTAACAATAGGACATAATCCAGATTCTAATCTATCTTCTTTTTTAATTCCAGACGGAGGTCTTACACCTCTTGCAATACCTGGAGCCATCTTCCTATCAAATCCACCCATTTTATTAACAGCATCTTTTATAATACCCTGTGCTCCAACGTGCTCAATGTTAACTCTTCTAACTGGTGAATACTTTTTTGCGTATTCAAATATTTTTTGAGGCATTTCATATAAAGGAAGATGCTCATGATAATAATCTAATATATAAAAATTCTTTTCACTATCTACAGCCGTTACCATTATAACTTGAAAGTCATTGTGAGCATTAGATTCGTAAGCTAGGTCAACACCAAAATAAACATTTACTGGAATAACTTTTTCACCATCTCTTATATAAGCTTGATTATTACTTGATACAAATTCATAGTCATGATGTTGCAATTTATCAATTTTAAATTTAGCAGTTGCTAGGTCTCTAGCATCATTCATGTACTCTTGAGCGAACTTGTGTAATTGTCCTACATTCTCATAATCTTTTCTTATCTGGTTAATCTTTTTCTTATTAAAATAAGATTCCCATAATGGCTTACCATCCTCTAATACTCTATGAAAAATAACATCCCATGTGTACTCTTCATTTTTAGCTTTAGCTTCTAAATACCCATCATAGATAGCTTGTAAAGCAGAATCATAGTGAACAATAGTACCAATCAACCAGATAGAACCTTCATTTCCTTTTGACTCTTCAAGAGAAGGATAAACTGTAGACATCAACCATTCTTTAATCTCTCTTCTTCTGTCTGGAGTCTTAGTATTTAATTCAGATTCAAAGTCATCAAGTATAATATTTGTATATCTAGTACCTAATTCAGACCTACCTCTTAATCTTTGGCTCGTTCCTTTAGCGATTAACCTGTCTCCACGACTAGTAGTTATCTCTTTTTCTGTCCACTTTCCTCCCATCATATCTCCAAAATAATAATTTAATGCATTATTATATTCAATATGATTTTTTATATATCTTAAATGATCTACTGCCTGACCTTGTTCTTCAGAAACCCAAGCTGCAAACTCTTTTTTCCCTTTAGGATTAAAATATATTCTATGGAGTAAAGCTGCTTTAGCCATTGTAGACTTAGAATGACCTCTAGGAAGAACTATACATAGCTTTCTTAAACTTCTAGTTAATAACTTACTTCCAACTTCATAATGAAATGGAGCTGGAGAACTTTTCATAAAGTCTTCAGGTAAAAACAGTTGTCCAAAAGCAACTAAGTCTTTTGATACCATATTTAAGACTCTTTCTTTTTCAGAAAGATTACTAGATACTATGTTAAAATTTTCTATTGTACCAATCTCCGCTTTGAATAACCTTAAAAGAATTACTTCTTTGCATTAATTCATCTCCAGCAACATACACCCAGGCATTTTCTATATCTCCATTATCCATTTTGACATCAGCCTTTACTCTTCTATAAAGTCCAGATTTAATGCCTTCATAGATATCATACCTTGCTAAATCTTCTTTATCTACATCATGGACTTCTACTACAGTTCCAGAACCATTATTATTTTGAATAACTGCTGGAAAAGTATGATGCCCTGGAAAAACTAATGAGGAGTTTTCTAATATACCTGTATTTTTATTTCCACTTCTTAATGTTCCATATACAGCTAATTTCATTTCTTAGCTTTCTTTTTAGCTTTTTTCTTTAAAGGTCTTATCTCAGTTATCTTATCATTTTTTAAATCAAACTTTACACAACCTATCTCAAAATTTTTAGGATAGGTTTTTCCTCCAATAATGTTTAATCTAAAATCATCAAATGCTTGTTGATTTATAAGATAACTAGAAATATATTCTTTAAGAATTTCATTTTTTAAATCTTTATGAACTTCTATTTCTAAATTAAAATTGACTTTTTTCATTAACTCACTCCATGTATATCTGGTAAACCGACACTATCTATTTCTAACTTTTCGTCATAAACAGTAAGGCAGTTTACGCATTCTACGTAGATATTGTCACTGTCTAAGTTTTGTATTATAAAAGCTTTAGGAAATAATTTTGACCCACAAAGGTCACAACGTTTAGAGTTCAACTTCTTTTTCAGCCGCTGCAAGCTGTTTGACTTCGCCTGACCCGATCGCATCTAATTGCTCCTTTGTAAATCCTTGGAATACAGCAACGGATTCAGTTCTCTTTTCAGTATCCATCATTCCGCTAATCTGCATTAAGGTTTTTATTGCTTGAATTTTATCTCTGTCTTGAGAATCACCGCTATCTACAATACTTCTCATTTGCTCTAAAAGATACAAAGGAGTGATATCAGCATCTACAAGAACTTTGTCTATTTCATCTCTAATCAATTTTTGTACCCTCTTTGCTTTTAATAAAATTTTAGCTTGACCTTCCGCATAACGACGATTATTTGTAGGATAAGCTTTTAAAAAAGCATCTACTATGTTTTCGCCTTTAGCCACAAATTGAGCAAACAAAAACTCTCTTTGAGTTGTTTCTTTTTTCTCAATCTTGTGCCTATAAGCACTTTTATTAGCCAAGCCAAATGAATAAAGATTCTTCCTAGGCTCTCCTTCTATCTTAACTTTTTCATCACAAACAAAAGTTCCCAGAGGTATCCTGATATAATTTCTAATTACTTTATTAGAAGCAGACGCTCGCAACTCCCCGCGTTTCAAAACCTGACAAACTTGTCTATCGTCTGAAACTACCCAGCTACCCTCGGTGCCTTTCCTCCAATTGCTGACAACATCAACCTCAGGATTGTACCTCTGGAATTCTTTAACATTCTCATAGATAGGATGATTTACCTTATTTATCTTTCGGGTAATCATTTAATATTCAATATAAGCTGTTTTACACATAAAGTCAAGATTACTTAGCAGTTGACCTTATAAATATATTTTTTTCAGATACATTGTTTTTACCTCTAATATGAGGAGACATACAACCACTACAGTAATATAACTCATATCTACTTGAACCAGTATAATAATACTTTCCAACGCTATTTAATGAGTCACTACCACAGGAAGAACATACATTTTCTTCCATCATTACTGCTATATTAGGATGTCCAGATATGTAAGGTCTAAGCTTTAAGTACATCTGCTCTAACCCTAGAACATCATGCTTATTATATTCTTCCATTTTCTTTAAAGCTTCCGTATCTCCATTCATACAATCAACCCATAATTGAAAATCTGTATCTAGCTTTTTTTGAACACCTAACAATCTAGTAATATAATCTTGTTTGTTAGAGGTTAACGCAAACTCTTTCCTTGCAACCTTCAATGTATCTATAGTTTTATAAGGCATTGGAGGCATAATACCATTTGAAAGGAATCTAGCTTTTATTTTTCTTAAATCAAACTTATCTCCATTATGAGCAATAATTATATCAGCTTCATCAAGAAGTTTCCAAGCAGATTCTAATACTCTCTTGTCATTTCTATCTATTGCTTCTTTTGATGTTAGGACATCACTTAATACTTCATCGTCATAAAGCCATTTAGCCGACCAACTCAAGACATACCAGTCTATAATCTTTCCATTGCTATCTTTCATCATGCTGTGAGTCTGGACATACTGCTTTCCTAAGCTCCAAGCCCACACTGGTATAGGGGTTGTCTCAATATCCAACATGAGTATCTTCGGTAGTTTACTGATATCAAGGTTTTTATAAGGCTTACCTAAATGCATTGACTCAATTTTTCTTCGAACTGCTTTCAAGGTACGATCATAACCACTTGCAAATAGCTGCTGATAAATATCAGAAGCTTTTTTACTAGTGTTCTCATACTGCCTGACTATACTTGTTTCCTCTGCTGACCATTTCATCGTTTATCTCCCAATTTAACTAAGAAAAAAGCAAACTTTAAAATATAAGATTCTATTAATTTAAGTAATATCATTATTTACCCCAGATTTTTTCAGATACTAATTGAGCTATCACACCATAGATAGATAAATCCTTGAATGCATCTAGATAAGTTTCATCAGTAACAGCGTTCTTACCTCTATGCTTTACAAGAATATTCTTTAAGCGATTTACTTTATCGTTCATTCTAATAACCAAAGCAATCAAGGCTAGCATTCTATCGTCTTCTTTGTCTAAATCTCCACCAAGTGTAATATTGCCGCTACCATAGTCATATTGCTTTCTGCAGAATAACTTATATTGTTCATCTGTTATCTTGCTGAACCTCTTCATCATCTCTGGATACGATGTTTCTATCGCCTTTATAACTTCTTTCTCTCTCATTTGACTCCTTTTCATTCTTTAATTATTCCTGGTACAACTACTCTGTTAAAATAATTACATTCTTTATCAATAGTACATTCCTTTCCAGCTTTCTTAGAATCAATATACATAATTAAGATATTATCTTTACTACGAATATCACAACCTAGACATTTACCAGCATCCCAGTTACAACAATAGCTAAGTGCATCTTGTTTTTTATAATTTCGCATACACTCAATATAAGTAGTATACACTATTTTTACAAGAACTATTATTTTACTTGACAATTATATATATAGTCCTTATATTGTATATAGTTACTATAAGAGAATATTATATATATATAATATATATTATATATACTACTAAAGAAAAAAGATATTATATATAATATCCAAAAAGAAAGGTTTTAATAATGAGTGTTAAAGGCGATCGAAGTAGAGTTTATAATTTCACTCGTTATGAAAAAAATTATACAAAAATATTTGGAGACTGGGTAGAAACAAAAACAACAGATACTAAACTTAAAAAAAAAGAAAAGGTTAAGAAAAACTTAAAATGAAAAAAATTTTCTTTGTGTGGTTCTTTACAAACGGATGCAGCCACCATCCAATTACTCTAAATGATATCAGTGGAAAACAACACATCTATAGCAATGTTATTGTTAATAAAAGCAATTGGTGTAATATACATGAAAAATGGGAGCTTGTAGAACGCCCAATTTAGTATGAAAACTAAGAAGTTGGTATGTATACTAGAAGAAATGAAAAAACCTCTGATTTGGTATGAATTTGGGACAAATAAGACTATTCCTATGTAAGACTTATACCCTATATTCTATAGAAAAGAAATATACACTCTTAAATTGTGTAAAATTACTCTACTTTGTGTGCTTTCCTTTCTCTCCCCGACACCCCCCCCTCGCCTATTGATACTGAGTCTCATTATTAGGTTGAAAAAAGTGCAATTGTTATTAGGTCTCATTATCATTAGCACCTAGCTCAACTGAGATTGAGTCTCATTATCACAGATCAAAATAACACTTGCATAATATATATTTTTAGCAGTACATTCCTCTTAAGTACGCCCAGGATTTCAGACCATAACGCTCATAACGCTTACACGCTGTCAACCTGTTTTTATTGCTTTGATACTATCTAGATTATTTGTAAATTCTATCAAATGAACAACCTCCCCAAATCCCAAACGCTCACTAATACTAATGAGACTCATTCTCATTATGCTCCCTGGTCAAGTTTGTGGTAGAAAGGAGGTACTTAACTAACAATGAAACAAAGGAAAGAAAATATCATGTTACAAAAAACAAATAAAGAACTAGCAGAGATGAAAAGACAGTTGATTTCTATGGGCTGGAATGATAAGGTAATCGAACTAGATAAATCTATTGAATCTGGTGAACTTGTCATAGTAGAAACAAAAGAACGCCAGAAGCATATCCACTTTTGTTCAGACTCTAAGAACGTGGAACAGTATAGAATATCTGAATCTGAAGTTGCTAAATTAACTTCTTTTAACTATGAGCCTACTAGCTATAACAAGTCAGAAACTAAAGCAATGTCTTTACTAGCTGACAAAGTAGTCAGAGTAGAGCGTAGAGTAAAGGAATTTACTATTAACGCTAAATCTGTTACTGTCTATTTTGATAAAGACGGCAAGAAGTTAGAAGTACCTAGCAAAGTAGATGAAATTTTAGATACAATAAAAAAGGAGGTAGAAAAATAGGAACTAGGAGAGATTAAAGCCCTTAGAAATAAGGGCTTTTTTCTATATAAAATTACTATCTATTAAACAAATTACAGAGAAATTTAATTATGGCAGCTAATAATAATCATAGAGAAATTCTACCTATAGAAATTGAGTACCTCTCTAAGAAATGGCACCTCTACTTAAATGGTGGTCTGATCAAAACAGCTAGTAGAAGTCAAGACTTAATAGAGCATATATTATTTCTACGAAACCTGGTTTATAACGAGATTGACGTGTTAGAGATAACCAATAGAAATAGTGGCTCAGTTCATAGAGTAAATCACTGGAGACTAGCAAGACTAGTTCTAGATGCAGAAGAGAGAATGCAGACAGTAGAGACACTGTCTAAACATAATAACAAGATTAGAGATAGAGAGACAGAGCTTAGTTACTTAACTAAGTATAATAGAAAACTACATCGTAGACAACCTCTTAAGCCTATCAAATCAGAGGTCAAGAGACACGACCCCAAAATTTTACGACCAATACTTAGAGACGAAAGAACCTGGTAAACAGATTAAACTAACAATGAACAAAAGAGGTAGAGACTATGAGTTGTAGTAAAAACAAATGCCAATGTAGAGATAGAAATATCAGAGAAAATGTACCTATAGAGAAATGGAAAGCAACTAGAAAGAGATTGCACTCTACGCAAAGCAATCTAGCTGCTGAGTTCCTAGAAGATAGAGTAGGCTGGGTATATATATACTCTAATTGCTTTAACTCGTACTCTAAACGTAGCTTTATAGGTTATATAGAGATTACTGGTAGAGGTTACGAAGTTCCATTAGAGAGACATACAGAAGTCTATGAGCACTTATTCAGAGCAGAAGAAGCTCTCTATGGGTGGTTAAGTAATGAAAGATTGCTCTATGAGTAGAAACTATTATAATACAGCATACCCACCAGAGACACTAGAACAAGGTAGAGCGTGGTTACAACGTAGGTTTAATACACCTAAGAGTAAGTTAAAAAATTATAGCTTGAGAAGAATTGTAGCAATATTTTATACAGAGAAAGTAAGAGCTGAAATATTTAGAAAATAAAGGAGAAAGTAAATGACTAGATCAAACTATGAAGAGATAGCCGACATCATAAGAGACAGTGGCTCTAGACTAGGCAGTCTATATGTAGCAGATACAGAGAAATTGATGCGCAGCCTATGTAAATATTTCAAGAAAGATAATAAATTATTTATCCCAAAGAAATTTAGAGATAGAGCAAAGCCTAATTATATCAGTTCTATTATAGATAGATTAATACAAAGAGATAAAGAATGATAGAGACACTAAAACATCTGATCGGCTGGTGTGGAGAGGGACACGGACTTCTACATACTGTGTATGTATTTGGTGCATTCATAGGAACTATGTTTCTATATGTGTACAATACTATGAGGTGGTGGATTAGAGATAACATATGGAGAAAATAAATGGATACTAAAACTATAAACTCGGCTATCTACACATTACTAGCCTCTAAAGGTATAACAGAGATTAAGTCAGTAAAGCTAGAGACGAGAAATGATAATGATAAAATTTCTATAGGTGTTATTAGATTCATAGATGCACATGATAGAGAACTTATTATGAATGTATGGGTGGGAGAAGATGCAAACGTTCCTGCCATATAAAGACTTCACTCTCTCTGCACAGTCCTTAGACTACAGACGTTTAGGTAAACAGAGAGTCGAAGCTCTACAAATATTTAACGCTCTATCTGGAGTACCTACGAAATCAGGTAGAAGCTATAGAGGGTGGCTTAATCACCCAGCTGTGACTATGTGGAAAGGCTACGAAGAGGCTCTGCTCCTCTACAAGAATAAAATGATAGAGGAATGGATTCTCAGAGGCTACAACAATACTATGGAAATGATAGGAGTCTCGGAGAACGTAGAGATGCCACATTGGCTAGGAAAAGAAAAGCTACACGCATCTCATAGAAGCAACCTACTTAGAAAGGACTTTAAGTTCTATTCAAGGTATGGTTGGAATGAACCAGATAACCTAGAATATTATTGGATATAGAGGAATATATATGATAGTATTCTAACAACTAGAAAGAAGGAAATATGTGTGGAATATTTGGCATAGCCAAAAAGAAAAACGCACAAACAGAGTACGAGTTAAAGCAACTGGAGAGAGTTCTAACTAAGCTTACTGCACTATCAGTAGTTAGAGGTGAACACTCTACAGGACTTGCTTTTATTAGTAATGGGAAGAACCCTATGGTATTCAAGTCTCTAAAAAAGTCAAGTAATCTTGTCAAGCATAGAGATTGGGATACGATCATAGAAGAGCTCACCCCAGAGACATCTGTAGTATTGGGACATACTAGATGGAAGACCCACGGAAAGATAACTCTGGAAAATGCTCACCCCTTCCACATTGGCTCTGTGATTGGAACTCATAATGGAATAATACATAACCATACAGATATCTCTGTAAACAAAAAAGAAGTTTACGAAGTAGATTCTCAGGCTGTATTTGCTCTATTTAATTCCAATAATAACCTTCAAGAATGTCTAGATGAAATATACGGAGACTACGCACTCGCCTGGAATAAGGATAATAGAGATATACTACATCTATTAAAAGAGAAAGGTAGACCTTGTTATTTTGGCTATTGGAAAGAAGCTAGAGTATTGCTCTATGCCTCTACACAAGACATTCTAGAAGAATCTATTAAAGGTACAGAAATATCTATGGATATACATGAGTTGAAGAATGATACTCTATATACTATAGATACTAGTAAGTTTAATAGAAAGATGAACTTCACTAAGAAGTCGTATGATACAAATGTAATAGCATCTAACTATATGTTAGAGACTAATTACTTCGGAGGACACTATAACGAGTTTAGTAGTTATAATGATAGCTTCGGCACAGACTCTAGAGATAAAGACTGTGATGTATGTAACAATCATACAGCATGGTGGGATATAATCTACAATGCAGATACTAGAGAGTATATATGTGTAGACTGTGAGTACAATGTAAGAAAGAATATCTCTAAAAGAGAGTATGAAGAGGGAATAGATTGTGGATACTGTGGAGAATGGGCAGACAACCCTATTAAGACTCATGGCTGTTATATATGTAGTAGCTGCTACGAGTATGATACCTCTAAAATAGTAGATGTTAATGGAAGGAGAGAGTCTGATGATGATAGACAAACTTGTTTCATCTAAGAAGAAGCGATCAGCGATAGTAGTTGGTATAGAGAATCCAATACGTGTAAAATCTAAATTATATGTAATGAAGAAACTCTATAAGAAAGCTAAGAACAATCCTTTTGTAGATACAGATTCATTTGAGTCTTATCTTAACTATGTAGCCAAGCAGATAGAACAACAAGAAGGCATAATAGTAGAATCAGTAGAGCCAGAGAGTATATACAAGACTCTTAAAAGAATAGGTTGGCTTAGAGAGATTAACTATATGGCTTTCTATATGATAACTGCTAACTACGCAATAGCTTAGGAGGATGTATGCCACCAAATGTATACACAGATACTAATGGAACAACACATTCTGTTAACCATAATACATCTGCAGAAGTAAAACCAGATGAGGTGATATGTTCCTCTTGTGAAGAAATTACTGATGACTATCAAGAATCTATAGAAGTAGATGGAGAGACTAAGGAATTTCTATGTGATTCTTGCCAGGAGGATATATACCAATGCGATGACTGTGGTTGCTCTATGTGGTCAGAGTCTAATTACCTTCGTCTTACGGAGAATGGTGATTCCTACTGTGAAGATTGCTACTATGAAATTTACTCTACGTGTGATACTTGCGAATTAGAACACACTAGAGATGAATTACATTGGAGTGATTCTAATGAAGAGTATTACTGCGAACAATGTTACCAAGGAGAAGAGGAAGTAGACTTAGATAGTTACTCTCAGAGAAATATGGGAGAAGATGCTAGGTCTAATCGTATTATCAAATCTATGAGGTTAGTAGGTCTAGAAGTAGAAACCATTACAAAAGAATGGAATTACTGGGATTGTGAAGATACTAATCACCCAGAGACGTTTAGACCAGTCCATGATGGCAGTATAGATAGAGGAGAGGGAGGTAGTGGTGTAGAGTGGGTGATGAGGAATCCTTCTAATGGAGATGAACTATATAATCGTATAGCAAATCTAACTGAATACCTTTCTTCAGACTTTGATGTTAATAGAAGCTGTGGTTTACACGTACACGTAGACGCTAGAGACTGTGAATGGAAGCAGCTCAAACATATTCTATTACTAGGTAAGGCTGTACAAGATGTAATCTACAAGATGTTACCACCTTCTAGAGACAATGGTAGATGGTGTAGAAGGATACCTATGTCTAGGTCAGATATACTTGCAATAGAGTCTAATGATGAATTCATAGATGCTTGGTATAACTCTTGGGGTGTAGACCCATCTATGGAGAAGTACAATGATTCTAGATACTGTGGTATGAATATGCACTCTAGAATAATCAATGGCTCTGTAGAGTTTAGATATCACTCTGGTACTATCAATCAAGATAAGATACTTAATTGGACTAAGATATGTACAGCTATAGTAGATACAGGTATAGAGATATCTAAAGGAGGTGTATCTGCATATAGAAGTGCTGAGATTCTAGATATACTAATAAACAGAGACCTTACCTATGAAGAGTTCTTCAAGTACTTAAGGTTAGATAGTGATGTTAGAGAATATGTTGATCAGAGGATGGCTAAGTTCTACGATAAGAATAAAGCAGAGGACTATGAAGTACTTGAATATAGTGTATAGTATATCTAGCTAACCTTGGGGGACTATTAACAAGATAAGTGGTTTATCTAAAATTGTCAATGAAAAAGATTATTTTTCTTGTATTTATTAGTAAATCAATGGTAATTTCAAACAAGATAAAAGGAAATAAATGAATCAATTAAAAAATAGTTCTCTGGATTCAAGTTCAGAGAATAGTGTTAGAAGTTCTATGAAAAAGCTGAATCTACAGCTAGATAAGATAGATGTATTAGATGCAGCTAGAATTAGAATAGAGATAATGAGACTCATTAACTCTTTAGCTGACACAATGAATCTAAAGGAAGGTGTATAGAATGAACAAATCAACGTACTTAATTAACTGGTTAGAGAAAGAGCCATTAAAATTCTCAGAGATGAATAGACTAATGAAGTCTGTAAAGAAAGGTTCACATGGAGGTTGGGCGATAGAATCTAAGTGGGAAGGTGGTAGATGGAAGCTTAGAAGAGACTATCAAGGTTACTGGAACACTAGCCTATGTAGACTTAGAGGAGGAGATAACCCTCTAATTAAAAAAGATGACAATGGAAAATATCATCCTACTAAGAGAGGATTAGATAATAAACTCCACCCATTTAAAAGAGATGGAGAGAAGCTTAAAAAGATTAGAGAGAATAGAGCAAAGTCATTGTTTAACTATCCAAGAGTTATTGAGTTCTTAGAGTTTGAGAATGCAGATTATAAACTTATTAAAAAAGTAAGAGTAGAGGAATTTAAATGATAATTGATAAAAGTAGAAGAGAGTCTAAAAATGATTTCTCTATATATGGTGTATTTAGATTTACTGCATACATACTATGTTCATTCGCTTTATACTTTGGAAATTTAGAGATTGCTGGAGTAGCCTTTGGGTTTGGAGCGAGTCTTGGTTTTCTAAGAAGAATAGCAAGGATATGGGAATAATAACAAACAAAATAAATAGGAGAGTAAATGCCAGCTATAGGATTTAAATATCCAGAAGGAGATACTATCTCTTTTGAGGATGCGTTAGAAAATAAAAAGCTAGACATAGAGCGTATGGGAGTATACCCTACTGCTCTTAAAGAAATGTCTAAGCAGCGAGACCCAGATAGAAAGCCATCGGTGACAGAGCTTATAAGTGGTACTTGTCAAGCATATCTACAAAGGACTGAGACATACAATATCAATCCACAAGAATATGCATTCTCTCTTGCAGGAACTCTACATCATAAGAAGTTAGAGGATAATGCAGATAAGAGCGAAGCAGAGATATCGCTAGAGGGAATAGATATTACAGGAATTGTAGACTTGTATGATTCAAACACAAACTGTTTGATAGACTATAAAAACACTGGCTCTTATAAAGCCTCTCAGATACTAGGTATGGATTTCTATTTAGAGCCTGATCCGAGTGGTGCATTATATAAGAGAAGTGGAAGGTGGGGAGCTGCTGGAACACCTAAGAAAGTAAAAAAATACTTTAGGAATCCAGAGAAAGCAGACTTTGGAGACTGGTCTTGGCAGATAAATATGTATAGATATATGTTAGAATCTACAGGTAAACAAGTAGATAAGATGTATGTGCAGATGACAGTTAGAGATGGTGGTATAGCTGTTGCTAGAGATAGAGGTATAGAAAGAAATATCTACCTGGTAGAAGTTCCTTATATACATAACGACCACCTACTGGATTTCTTTGTAGAGAAAAGAAATAGATTAGTAGAAGCTTTAGAAAGTAAAACTACTCCAGAAAAATGCAATGAAACAGAAACGTGGAATGGTATCAAGTGCGAGAGATATTGTGACGTAAGACACCTATGTCCACACATTAACTAAAGGATATATATGGAAGATAATGTATTTAAAATACTAGATAAAGTAGATGTCTCTGCTAAGTCAGAAAAGAAAGGTGCATTCACCTATCTTAGTTGGGCTTGGGCAGTTAGAGAATTACTTAGAGTAGCTCCAGATGCTACGTGGACAGTCCACGAGTGGGGTATAGAAGGTAGTAGACAGCCTTACATGCAGACAGATGCTGGATGCTTTGTAAAAGTATCTGTTACTGTTAATGGAATACCTAGAGAGCAAGTTCACCCAGTCTTAGATAATAGAAATAGACCTATCAAAACACCAGATGCTTTCCAAGTTAATACCTCTATACAGAGATGTTTAGCTAAAGCAATTGCGTTACATGGTTTAGGTCTATATATATTTGCTGGAGAAGACTTGCCAGATAGTATTCTTGATGACAAGACAATAGAAGAAGTTACAGAGTTAGTTGAAGCTACTAAAGACAGTAATTTAATTGCGAAGGTAGTAACTCAATTAAATAGTGGTCAGATAAACAAAAAGAATCTAGTGTCTATAAAAGCTAGGTTAAACGATTTTATTAAACAAAAGGAGACAGAAAATAATGAGTGATGTTGCAACAATCTTAGACTCAGACTCTTCCTCTAAGGCTTGGTATGATCCATCAGCAGACTTCTCTGGAGTTATGCCTGTAGGAACGTACAAAGCCTATGCTAAGGAACTTATAATAAAAGAAAACTTAGTAGTTAGAGGTAAGTTCTTAGCAGATGTATACGAGGTTAAGTTCGAAGTCGCTGAAGAGAATGCGGATAGTGTATATGATGTAGACGGAAAAGAAGTAAATGGTAAGAATTTTGTAGGTAAAGAGGTTAGGTCTAAAGGTTTCTTTAGATTTAAAGCACCTGACAAATCTATATACCCTAACTTAGAAGAAAATAGTGGTTCTAATAAATCCTATATGGAGCTAATTGAATCATTTGGTGTTAAAACGGAAGCAGATAACGAGGGTAAATTTTTTCTACCTAATGTAGACGAGAGTGATATCGTTGGTATGCCTGTTACCCTAGAGGTCTTTCACGATGAGTGGACAGACAACCAAGGTAACAAGAGAACCACTCCAAAAGCTGGAGCGATTTTTACCTGGGATGGTCAAAAGAGAAAGCTAGATGACTTACCTTTTTAGTTAGTTAGTTGTGTTCATGATGATAGGGGTGTAGTTATTTGTTTTTCTGCACCCCTTTTCCTTAATATGGAGTTACTATGAGTAATAAAATTTGTAAAGAATGTGAAGAATTATATAACGAAGATGATGTAAAATTCGAAGAAGATAAATGCCAAGAATGTCTCGAAGAAGATGATGATTATGGAGAGAAGGTTTGGTATAACATAGCTGAAGCTGAGGCTACAGGAAATTAGTCTAGCTGCAATCATAATAGAATAGGAGATAATAGATGAAAGTATTCTCAATGTTCTCTGGTATAGGAGGATTTGAGCTAGGAATAAAAAATACTATTCCGAATGCTGAATTTGTAGGCTATTCGGAAATAGATAAGTACGCAACACAAATATATGAAAGGAATTTTAAAGGTGTTAATAACTATGGAGACGCAACAAACATTAATGAGAGAGAACTTCCCGACTTCGACCTCCTCGTTGGAGGATTTCCTTGTCAAGCTTTCAGCATTGCTGGAAAAAGACTCGGATTTAAAGAGACGAGAGGTACTCTATTTTTTGATATCGCACGGATTCTCAGCCACAAAAAACCCAGACATTTTGTACTCGAGAATGTACGAGGTTTATTTTCTCATGACTCTGGAAGGACTTTCCAGACAATCCTTAGGGTTCTCTCCGACATTGGGTATATGGTGCAATGGGAACTACTTAATAGTAAGAACTTCGGAGTCCCTCAAAATAGGGAAAGAATCTATCTTGTCGGACATCTTAGAGGAAGAGGTAGAGAAAAAGTATTTCCTATCGGACAAGTCATTGAAAAGAATAATAAAGAGAACAGACCGATAGAACTTACTAGTAATATGTCTCAAGCATATAGGGTATACGATCAGAAAGGTATATCCACTACAATAAAAGCTGTAGGTGGAGGAGTAGGAGCTAAGACTGGATTATATAAAGTAGGAGTTAGGGTTAAAAACGGAGAGGTTATTCTTAGCGATACCTCTAGTTGTTTAGATGCTAATTATTATAAAGGGTTTGACAATATGGGTCAAAGAACTGGAGCTACCAAGGTTAAGGTGATGGAAGCCACTAAGAAAGGCTATGCTATAGCTCAAGAAGGAGACAGTATTAATCTATCTGTTCCTAGTTCTAAAACCAGGCGAGGTAGAGTTGGCAGAGGTATAGCTCAAACACTAGATACTGGTATGCAACAGCATACATTACAGAACTCAAAGATAAGAAGATTAACTCCAACAGAATGTGAGAGATTGCAAGGTTTTCCAGACGGATGGACTGAAGGATTATCTGATACTCAGAGGTATAAATGTCTTGGTAATGCAGTAACAACTAACGTAGTTTCTGAAGTAATTAGGAGTATTTATTTATGAAATTTAAAATGGTAGATGATATAGAATCTATATACATAGAAAGAGGTGATGATACGCTTCAAGAAGATATAGACGATTTTATTAAATTTATATGGAGACACGCAGAGAAACGTGGTCTCATAGTTAATAATAAGGAGCGTTATAATAATGCAAGTAGAGAAGTGGATAGAGATAGAGGAAAGAATGTGCAATCTAATGGGATGGGAGAAGGGCATTAATGAAATGGTCGAAATCAAAAGAGAGGTTGCACCGAAAGTCCCAATATACGACCTTTCTACAAGAGAAGATAAACTATTATTATTTAAACTCAGAAAGAGATATGAAAGATTTAAAAAATCTAAAAAATTCTACGGGCTTGAAGAATCATATTCTTGATGAGCTAACAGAATTGGTGGAGAGAGTATAATAAAAATTCTATTAAAACTAAACTAACGAAAGGTCTTTTTGGTGGTGGTTTGGTTGTTGATAGAAAAAGTGATACTAGGTTTGGCGACACTCTCCACCTAAAAATTATGAAAAATAAAAGAAAAAAACCCACAGTCAAAGAGTTAACTGGAGATTTGCAAACAGTATATAATATGGTAGCCTCGCATAGTTACACTATAGATACTCTTCGCATTCTTTTAGAAAACTATTTAGAAATGAAGAAAGATACCAAAAAACTGGCTAAGTTTATGGAAGCCAAAACGGAGAAAATGAAAGATGAAACCAAGAGAGATGCGGTTCTTGAAAAAGACGAGGCTACCACATAGTTGTTCTATTTGCAAAACAGATTGGAGTCAATACTGGACTGCAGTTCTTTTGTGCTGCAGAGAAGATCCTAAGCATCTATTGATGTGCGTAGACTGTTATAGGTATTACAATAACTCTGAACCAGACTATAGATTCTGGATAGAAAGGAATACAGAGACACACAAGCCTTGTAATTGTGGTTCTCAATAATATTATGCCTAGTAAAAGTAAACAAAAAGGCAACAGATTTGAAAGAGAATGTGTTGATATAGCAAAAGAAAAAGGATTTAAATCTAAGCGAGCCTGGGGTTCTGATGGTAGGTCTCTTGGAGAGACAGCAGAAGTAGACTTGCTTATAGATAAATATAAAGCACAATGTAAAGTTAGAAAGAGAGTAGCTAAATGGCTGAAGCCAACAGACGAAGTAGACATTCAGATAGTAAAGGAAGACCGAGGGCAAATCTATGTGATCCAGAAGTACGAAGATTGGTTAGAGCTGGCAAAATAAGTATCTCTTCTAGTATAAAGAGAGTGTTAGAGACTAGAGCAAATGGTGCTGATTATAGTAGAGATGCTATGGTAAAACACTATGCTTTTATAGAGACTCTTTTGTATTATTTTGATGATGAATGGTTTGACTTAGATAAATTAGTTCAAGATAATAAAATCAAAGGTATTACTAGTAATACAAATTTTAATGCTAATAGTATGTCTATCCCTAGACGATGCAGTAAGTGCAAAAGAGCATACCATGAATATAGAGATAGAGCTGAATTATATGTAGAGTACCTTGCTAACGATGTATTTTGTAATGTACCTATGGAAAAAGAGGATTGCTTAGAATGCCAAAATCAAAATGCCCAACCTGTGGCAGCACAGTAAAGAAACAGACTTATACTAAGCAGATAGAAAAGAAAAGAATGTCTTATAGTAAAGAAGCTTTACTATTAATAGATACAAGTATAGAAACAGTTGACTCATCTAGAGATTTAAAACTAAATGATTCTCATATATATGGATTCTTATCTGAGATAGATAAATGTGATAACGATATGGTTATAATGTCTATCAATAATTATTTAAAATCTAACGCTCCTAAAGAGGGCAAGGGATTAAAATATCTATCTGCTATTATTATTAATAATAATTCTAGTAAGTCTGCTAGGAAAAGACATGAGTACCTATCAATGGATAGAGTGCCACCAAAAATAGATTAGAGGAAATATGCATAACGTAGAAATAGAGGAAGCTGTATTATTCTCAGTTATAAACAAGCCAAGTAATATTGATATTGTCAAGAGATGGATAGAAACTGACGATGTTTTTTACAATGATTTTAACAGAGATATATGGAAGACAGTAAAGAGATTAGAGGAAAAGGGAGAGGATATAGATATGTTAACTGTATCCCACAACTTTCCTTCTAAGAATTATCAAACCAGACAAGTTACTTATGAGATAACAACTATATGTACTAAAGAAGCTACAACATCTAGAGCAGAGTACTATGCTAGACTAATGCATGAGCATTGGTTAAGAAGGGAAATGGTAAAGCATTCTCATACTATAATAAAGAATGCAGAAGATAATTCAGTAGATATGGATTCTCTTATAAATCAAGTGAATACAGATTCTAGTAACTTAATAAATCTAAGACCATCTAAGAATGATTTTAATATAGATAATTTACTTGACGAAACAAGTGATTCTATATTTAATAGTAAAGGAATTATAAAAACAGGACTAGGTAAATTAGATTCTGTTGTACATGGAATGACTAGGGGTGAAATAACTATTGTAGCTGGTAGACCAGCCAATGGAAAGACTACGGTGGTAGCTAATATGGCTAGGCAGCTAGTATTATCTGGCAAAAAAGTAATGATGTTCAATCGTGAGATGCCAAATGTAGAAATGATGAAGAAATTTATAGCTATGGAATCAGATACTATATCATATAGAGGTCTTAGGCATGGAGATAAGACCGTTAAGCCAGAAGTAGAAAGAGCTATGGAATATATTAGAAAGAACTATAAAGATAATTTATTTATGTATGACTCTATTAGAGATATGAGTGAAACATTTAGTGAAATAAAAAGATTAAAACCAGATGTTGTTATTGATGATCATATAGGACTTATAGAGTTTCCATCTAACGACAATAGAGACCTAAGACATAAGATTAGGGAAACAACTATGAGGTATAAATGGTTAGCTAAAGGTCATGATATGTGTATCATATTAGTATCGCAGTTAAACAGGAATATAGAACATAGAATTGATTCTACTCCTAGGTTATCTGACCTAGCAGAGTCTGGTTCACTAGAGCAAGATGCTGAGATGGTAGTGTTCACTCATTATCCTTATGTGTCTAGATTTGGTGCAGAAGATTCTAATGGTAGAATATGGATGCCAAACGAAATGATGCTTATAGTATCTAAGAATAGATATGGAACACCAGGCTCGGTAGAGATGGGTTACTCTGGAGACAGTTGTAAATTGTTTGACGATATAATAGATGCTACTGAACATGAAAGAAATAAAAAACTATTAGTACAAGAATCGGAGATTGTAATTGCGTAATATAATAGCTAAATCAATTTTAGGTAAGTATAATATTTATCCTACTGTAGTAATGTCTAAGACACTAGATGTTAAGGGTATGTATTTAGCAGAAGAAGATAAGATTATACTTAGAGATATAAATGAAGAGAACCCAGACCCTAAAGACTTTGTAATGACTGTGCTGCATGAAGGTAAGCACGCTATTGATGCTCGTAGAATTGGTATTAGAAAGTTTATTAAAAAGTATGCTCAAGCTGGGAACGTAGCTGTCTATTGTAATAGAGATTATTATAAAGATAATAAATGGGAAATTAAAGCAGAGAATTGGGCTGTAAAAGAATATGAAAAAACTTGGAGATTAAATGATATTAGTGAAGAAGACAAAAAATAAAGAGATAGGTAAGATGCTGTCAGAATTTAAAAAGAAAGTGAGAGAATCTGGACTCCTAATAGAGTTGGAAGAGCGAAGATTTTACACTAAGCCCTCCCAACTCAGGAGGGAGAGAGAGAAAAAAGCAATAAGAGAGAGAAAAATTTAGTAGTTCATCTACTGTGTGCGTAGCTAGAGGGGCGTAGGTTTATTTCCGCTTGCGCTCCTCTTTTTATTTATGAAGTCCGTGGTTTAGCCTTACTTAAATCTTCTAATATTTTCATTAAGCCTTCTATATTTGAAGGCTCTCTTCTTTGATTGTTTTGCATTTTAAATAATAAATCTAGTGGATCATCTGAAGAGTACTTAGTTATATCCGCTCCCATAGGCATTTCACTAGAGTCTACATTAGTTTTATCTGCCATAGCTTTAGATAAAAATTCAACCATATCAGATTGGTTTATAATATCATCTATAGATTTAGCAGCTTCTGGTTTTTCTTGTAAGCGTGGAGATTTTTTATATTGTTCTGTCATTTCTTTTAAAAATTCTTCTAAAGTCATGCCCATCCTTTCCTGGTTAGTCATTCCTTTAGAATCTTCAGCTAAAAATTCCCGATATGTTTTTTTCCCACTAGCTCTATCTTTAATCTGTTGAGGCAGTCCAGCTGCAGTTTTTAGGTCTTGAAAAATTGTAGGAGACGTACCCATACCTAAAAGTCCTCCTGCTCCAGTTTGTGCCATAGATTTTATTAATGACATTAGTTCTTCATTCATTGCTTTTTTCCTTTTGTAATTTTTTCATTTCTCTTTTTCTACGCTTATTCTGTATCGCTAATTTTAAACGATTTCTTTTTCTGTTTTTAGCTTCCTTATTAGGCATTACTTATCGCCACCATGATGTGTTCTTACCTATATAATTTATATTTTCTTTAAGGTAACCCTTATCTGATACACCAGTAATTTTGTCAATTAATTTTTCTATATTCTTTTTATATTTTTTATCTGTTACTATAGGAATGTATTTTTTAGTTGCATCCTTTATTAATTCTGCTAATTCAGCATCTTGTTTTAATTTCATCTCACGAGAGAACTTTACAGAAGGATGTCTAGGAAAATTATCTAGGTCTCTTAATCTTATTGCTTTTATAAAGGAGCTGGGAGTACTATAACCGAAGGATGCTAGCGTAGCACCAAGCCCTTCTCCCGTTAGTCGCTCTTCAGCTTCAAAACGTAATCCGCCTTTTCCTTCGGGTCTCCCACCAACATATTGATATGGAGATAACTTTTTACCAGCATATTTTTCTACCTGATTTTTATCTACTAATAGCTGTACTTTCTTTTTCCCAATTCCATAAACTTCTTTTAAATTAGGGTCTCTTGTAAAAGAAACGCTACCCCCTTTTGGTAATATTCCTTCGGCTAGTATTGATTTTATATTTTTCATATCTGTTATGTGGTACAAAGGATTTCTAGGAACTTTTTTAGATAAGCCAAGTTTAGACATTATTGGCTTTGTAGTTCCAGCAAATCCAGATATTAAATCATCTAAGTCTCCCTGGGTAAACTCTTTGGTTGGTTTTCCAAATATATTTTTACCAGACTCAAAAAGAACTTTACTTTTTCTTTTATTATCAGACTCTATGATACTATCTATTGCACTACTTCCAACCTGTCTAGCAGTTGGTAAGTCCGATGACTGAGTGTATCTACCACCAGTAAGTAACCCTAGCAATGTGTTTTCTGGATTCACTTCTTCTTTATAATCTTTTTAATTTTACCATTAGTAGTTCTAGCAAATATAGCTTTTTTAGTTTCTCTAATATAAGTTCCACTATATTTTTTGCCACCATACATCCAGCTTACTTTTTTTTGTTTAGCCATTATTATTATTTTTTCTTTTTATTTTTCTTAGCTTTGTTTCTTCTAGATATTCCAGCAGCTTTTTTCTTTGCGTCTGCTTTACTACTCGCACCCCAAGCATTCAATGATAATAACAACCTTGTTTTTTTACCATTCTTTCTTTCAGGGCCAGGCATACCACCCATTCGGGCTAGAAAAGATGCTCTTCTTGGATTGTCTCCACTTTTAACAGGAGCTTTTAATGTACCTTTTTTATAAGAGGCTCTTCCCTTGGCATTTAAACCACCTTTAGGATTCTTTCCAGCTTTTCTTGTCCAAGCAGGAGATTTAGGTTTAGGCATATTATTTACCTACTTTCTTCATAGCTATTTTATGGGACTGGGTAAAAGTTTTACCTTTTTTCATGGATGAAACCATTGACTTTAAATGTTTAGCAGTATGATGTTTAGAATGTCTAGACATAGATGTCTGCTGTCTTTTATTTAAAGATGCAATGCTGACTCCCTTAATTATTTTTTTCATTTATTTTTTTCCATTCTAAGCATAGCTTTTTCTTGATAAATTTTTGTTCTTTTTCTTATGATTCTCTCATACGCAACACTATAATTAATATCATCTCCAGTAATAGGGACTTCTGGAAACTTAGAGTTCCATTGCTTTATATTCTTTATAACCAAATCACTCTTTCCTTCTATAAGTAAATCTAATAATTTAGATTTTATTTTAGATTTTCTTTGCTTTAGAGTTTCTATTTTTTGAGTTGGTGTTTGCAGTTTAGATAAACCTCTTGATGGAATAGTACCAAAGATAGAGGCTATTGGTTTAACACTACGTCTTATAGCTATCTCTCCTATCCCAAATGTATCTATGTTTTTTTGCAAAGCAACTAATCCATCTGTAACTTTATCTAAATCACTTAACATTACTGGAGTAATTGTAAATTTTAAAGCAGAGACTAAGTCTTCAGCAGCTAATAAATCTCCAAGAATTCCCATACCACCAACAGCTAACATATTATCTTTTATAAATTCTATACCTTCCGTGTTCTCTCTAAATGTTTTTTCTCCTGTAAGGAACTCGATGTACATTTCTCTCATTTTTGAAACAGCAGCTCCACCAGCAACACCACCAATACCAAGCCTTAATAAAGCAAAAGCATTACCAGCTCTTAATTCTCTACCCATAGTCTCTGATAAATAATTAGCTTGCTTATATCCAAATCTTTTAAATATTATCCAAGGTCTCCATTTCGGATTGTTAAAAAATATAGGATCGGCAAGAATGTTTTTTTGTAATTGACTATCTCTAGCAAACTTAAACATTCCAGAAGATAAAGCTTCGGGAGATATATTTTTATTAGGGTCTATATCAAATCTTTTTAAATTTTTATTAGCCCAATTTCTTCTGCTTTTTATAGATGAAGTATTTGATATTCTATGTAAATCTTTTATAAATATTTCAGCAGTAGATGCTGCAACTAAATTATTTAAGTAGTTTACTTTTTTAAATCCAGATGCAGAAGCTAATGCACTTGCTATATTTAATAAGGAGTCTTTTGGATTTTTAACTACTTCTCTAAGAGAGCGTTTAATACTGTCTGCTGACCTTAAATTTAAATCAGTTCCTAGTATAACATCTAATGCGTTATGATAAGTAACTCCAGATGCTTTAAGTTTTTTCCTAACTTCTGGATTAAAAAGCCTAAAAGCTCCTTTAAAAGTTCTATAATACCCTGCCTCTAAAGCTGTTGATATAGCAAACTGACTTAAGTTTGGTATTGTAGCTGTACCTAAAGCTATCTTAGTACCCATTTCAAAAGCCATAACATTTTCAAACATTCTTTTAGCGTTAGGAGAATAATTTTTACTAGGATCAGACTCAATAAAGCCAGTAAAAGATTGCCATACATTAGTCATAGCCCTAGCTTCTGATGTGCTTTTCTCTGCAATTTCTGATAACAATTTATCTGCTCTTTCTCCTTTAGAACCAAACTTTGAAGCAACTTCTACTCTTCTAGCAAGCTTCATATTATAAGAAGTCATTACCTTAAGAGCATCTCTTTCAAGAATTTCTTGTGGTAATTTAAATTTTCTTGATTTTTCTAAATTTCCAAACGGACTTAACTGTTGAACAAATAATTCATTTTGCAATTGCTTATAAGCATCATAGTAAGTCATACCTTCTTTATTAACTAGGTGTCTCATTACATTTTTAGATTGCTTACTAAATTCAGTATTGACTCTTTGTCTTATAAAATTATTTAAAGACTTAACTGTATCTGCACTTAATCCTCCCTCTAATAATTGAGACCTTTTACCAACCATAGACATAAAATCATTACTAATAATATCAGATATAGAACGCTTTATCATTTGAGGAAAATAGTCTGCTCTATAATCAGCTACTTTTATACCTTTAGACCTAGCATATTCATACATCTCGTTAAATATTTTTCTAGATTCATTTACTTTTACTTGTAAGTCTGGACTTAAATTTTCTTTTCCCTCTAAAGAGTTAGCAACTCTTTTTAAATCTGCTTCTCCTAATTTTTCTAAGTTAGAACTTATTCTATTCTGATATCTTTCAAAAGTTTGTCTGGTTGCTAAATCAGTTTTTTCTATTCCGTCTAACAAAATTCTAGACTGTAAAGACTTCCCTCTTCTTTTTGCTGGCAATATAAACTCTACCATCTTAGGAGGAAGAACGTGTTCTAATAATGATTTCTGAGGTAAGCCTGCTAAGTCTAAATATCTTTTCTTTAGTGTTCTTATTCTATAATCAGCTGATATAATTTTACCATACTCACTAAGATGTGTGTTAGTCATATCCTTTTTACTAACGTACTGCTTAGGCTCTTCACCATCTATTCTTCTTATAGCTTCTTTTCTTCTTATCTGTTTATCATTATAACTATAATTACTTTCAACTTCATATAAATCATATTTTTCTAATAATAAATCTTTCGATTCTGACGTAGTATATTTTTTATAAAATAAATCTTTTCTTAAAGAACTTTTCTTTCCATCTTTATCTATTAAATTAAACCTAGTTACGTTATCTTTTTTTGTAACGCTAACTATATTTACACTATCATTTGGATTGTTTTTATTTTGGTATAAATCAGCTTTTCTTTCTATACCTATCTCCATTTTAACTTGTTCAGCTGATGCTCTCTCAGCTAAAGGTTCTAATTCTTTTCTTCTCTTCTCTGTTATAAGACCTTTTCTTTGTTTATTAGCTAAATAAAAGGAAGCATTTGTACCTCTTAATCCCATAATAGTTCCTACTGAATGAATATAGTCTTGAGGTGTTGGGAATTCACCTTCTAATGCAGGAGCAATAGTTCCAAAAGCAGCTCCTTCTTGAAGTATCTTTACTGCTGTACTGCTACCTTTAGCTATTCCTCTTGCAGCTATACCACCTGTAACCGCACCTAAAATAGAACCTTTCATTGACTCAGTAAGAACATCTCCATAGTCTACATCTGAATTTTCTATTTGTTGACTTAATGCACTAGCAACTCCAGAATAAGAACCAAATCCAGTTGCTCCAGATACTACTCTTTGCGCTCCTCCTTGAACTATAGTCCTGACAGTTTTCTTAGATACTCCAGAACGTAGTAATTGTTTTGTAGCCATCGTCCCAGCTCTACTAGCTGCGGCTTTTACGGCTAAACCTCCTGCTCCTCCTGTTGCAAAAGTTATAGCAAAATCAGCTGGCATAAATAAGCTTACGACAGAAGATCCTATGTCTTCTAATACCTTAGGCTCATAATTTTCTATATCAAAAGGTTTTTTACCTATTGCTATTTCTCTAGCCATACCAGTTATAGATTGATTATATCCTTGCTTTACAAAATCAGGAAGCCAATCAAATACTTCATTCTCAAAATTTTGAGGTTGTTTAATTTCTGGCTGGGAAATCATTCCTAGCTGTATTTTTCTTCTCTCTAGATTAGTTTGAGGCATATATTGTTAATAACCCATAGGGTTAAAAGGAGTCTGCGGATTATCTCCAGCTTTTAAATTTCCCATCATTTCAAGAAAGCCTTTTAATGTACTTCTACCAGTAGCGTCTTCTTTAAGATCTGTCTTTCTCTTCTCGGTTAATTCAGCTTTTCTTAGTATAGCCTTTTCTTTTATAGTTAATGCTGGATTATCTGCCATTAGATTTTTTAACTTAGATTTGCCTTGAGCTGTATATTCTTTTCTTTTTTGCTCTAAATCCTCTATATCTTCTATTTCTAAACTAGACCAAACTTCAATAGGTAAATCATCAGTAGTACCTTGAACAAAGCCATCATACTGACCGCCAGTTATTGTCCCACCTCCAGCTAAGGTTACACTTCCTGGAGTCTTATCTTCGGTTCCTGCTTTTTGATTAGTCTTCATTAATTTTAACAGTTCATCTTTTCGAGTATTTAATTGTTTAATTTTTAAATTTAATTCGTTTTTTGCTTCTTTAGTTCCATATAAAGCTGTACCTACATTTTTTGCTTCTATTGTAAGCATAGTATTAATTGATTCAAGCTCTAGTTGATTAGTCTTCCACTCTCTATTGTTTTCTAAATTTGATTGTTTTATAGCTTGACCAATTATTTGAGTATTCATATTATCATACCCACTAGAAGCAATATTACTTTGCATAACATTATATTCATTATCTTTGATTAATCCCATTCCTAGATATGAGTCTAGCATGAGTTTTCGATTGGAAATAGTATCTTTAGAAGAATCTATAACACCTTGTAAGTTATTTTTACCAAATTCAGTTCTTAATGTAGGTAATATTTTTTCAGCTCTTGTCATTCTTTGATTTAGGTTTCCTACTCTATCAAGACTAGATATTAAATTGCTATCAAAATCTGCGTCATCTGATTTTTCAGCTCTAGATACATTAAAATCAAACTCTTTATTTCTAAATGTTTGCTCTTGTTGATAGTTAAGTTGCTGTTGTCTTCTTGCATCAGCTTCTACACCCATCTCCTTATCAAAACGCCTAGAACTTTCTTCTCTATCACGCTCTTTGCTTACAAACTGAGGCACTGTAACGCTCAACAATCTGTTTAATGGTGACTCATAATTAAATCTGTTTGCCATAATTTTTTCCTTAAGTTAATTGACCTAGTTGACCAGCTATACCTTGAGCTCCTGTTCCCGAAATTCCTGCATATCCACTTTCTCCAGGATTCATTGTGCCTCCACCAGTTGGGTCTAGCCCATATAATCGCTCACCTCTTCCAAATATACCTTGCAAATAATTTTGTAGCGTTCCAGTTAATCCAGCCATCTCCGTACCTCTTTGCTGCTCTATTCCGTAAAGCCCACGCTCTCTTTCTAATTCCATAGAACTTAGTTGCGAACTTCTTCTTTGCATTATATCTTGCAATGACTGACCAGCAACTTTTCTACTTTCAGCTATTTGTTTTGCAGTAGCACCAGATCCAGAAAATCCAGCCTGACCAGCAGCTTGACCTATTTGACTAGTGGCTTGACCTAACTGTTGACCTAGTCCAGTAGATGCAGTTTGATATTGACCTTGCAATTGTTCTAATCCAGATGAATAATCTCTTTCTAAAAATCCAGTTCTAGTAGCCTGTCTTTCTCCAATTTCTTTTTGAGCTGCCATAAACTGTTCTTGACCAAAAGGTTGAAAAAACTGACCAAATTGAGTAGCTTGTTCACCTTTTAACCCTAAGGCTGATGATATTTTTGTTGGATCTTGTGAGAAATACTGAGAGTAATCTCCTAATCCAGCCTGTTTTAATAATTCTTCGAATGACATTTTTAACCCCCCATCCCGCTAAATAATGGATTATAAAGATTTCTTTTAGAATAACTAGTCCCAAAGTTTCCAAGGTTTGTAGCATCGTAACCGCCTCCGTAAAAACCTTTATCAAATCTAAAGTTTTCTAATGCAGAATTAGTTGCTCCGCTTAACGATCCTCCTGCAAGAGAACTGCTAGAACCTAAAGTAGATGAAATTGCTGTTTCAGTTGGTTTACCAAAATTAAATACATTGTCTTTAAGCAGTTGCTTTAAAGCTTCTCCTCTACCGCCTTCTCCAGCTGCTATAGCTCCGTATTTTTCAGCTCCACCTAATTTACCTAAGCTTGAAAAAGTAAGATAATCAGAAGCAACATTAGTTAGAGCATTAGTAACAAAACTAGAATTAGCGTCATTAATATATCTATTTGTATCTCTTTCTGCGCTAGAAATATCTGCCCTTCCTCCTTTAAAAAACATACCTGCTCCTAGTCCAGAGCTTACTTTATCTAATTTATAACCACCTCTTTGAGATGCACCAGCAGCAAGTTGACCAGCACCACTACCTAAAGCAGCTCCAGCAGCAAGACTTAACCCTCCAGTCGGCAATGCTAATAAAGCACCAGCAGCCATTCCAAGCATTCTACCAACGCCTAATCTTTTTCCACGTCTTTCAGCTTTTCTTGCCGCTTCTGCTTCTTGCTCTGCTAGTCTTCTTTGAGCATCACGCAAATCTCTCGCTTCACCTTGAGCAGTTTGAGTAAGTAAAGCACCAGTGCTTGCCCTACCAACTGCTTGACTAGCTCCCAATCCTGCCATTATTTCTGCTAAAGTCATATTAACTCCTTGTAAATTCTAAATAATACCAAGCACCAAGCTCTTTTCTATAAAGCCTAAGCTTACCATCTGGTGTTTTGACAACTCTTTGTTCTCCATTATTTCCAGAAGAATTAGCTGGAAAACCTTTTTGTAGTTTTGTATCTACACCTTTTGAGTTGTATAAAAATCTTTTTTCTCTATCAATTGCCATTATGTAATTCTTTTCTTTATTGGTCTGTATTCTACTGTAACACTATGCACCTTATGAATACCATCTAAATTATGACAGCTAAAATGAGGTTGAAATGAATTTGCAGATATTGGGGCTAAGCTTCCAGAGTTTTTAAACTCTTGTTGAAATACATCTAAATCACCAGCCGTAGCTGGAGGAGTAAATGCACTAGCTATTCCCTGCTTAGTTCCTGCAGAGTCAGTATGATAATACTTAAAATCAATTGAACCGCTTGTATGACTGCTTGAATATTCTACTGTCATTCCATAAACTTTTTTTACAACACCAGGTAATCCAAAATCATCATTCTTTAAAGTAATTCCAAAACCACCTCCACTAAGTGACGCAGCTGGAGTGCCGTCGTAAGTTTCTATTTCATCCAACGCAGTACCTACCGACAAATTATTGTAAGCATCTGTTATCATATTAGTTTTTACTGCATCTGGAGCAAAATTTTCGACAAATGAAAAACTATTAGTCTCAAAAGAATATATAAAAGCATCACCACTATTTCCATCATATTGATCAGAACCAGCATCCTTAATAATAATTAAGTGTTTTCTTTTTGGCTCATATCCAATCATAGTATCTATGTATGTTTTGTTTACAAAATTATTCCAAGAGTTTATTTCTCCAACATCTTCTGTTTGGTGTATTTTAGTTTGAAGATTTCTTATTTGACTACCATCATAAAAAAATAAACCATTTTTATTAACCCAAGCTACACCAAAGTCTGTTTTTACAGTAGCTGCGTGAAATTCAACTCCCATATTTTTATGCTCTGATTCTAAAAACCATTGTGTATCAGAACCTCCACCTATGTTAATAACATAAAGAGTTTTTTCTTTAAAAGCAAGTAGTCTATCAGCGTAAGCTTCTAACTTTATGAATTCTTCTCCATCATTAACACCTATATCTATAAAATTAAATTCTGGAAATGTATCAAATTTGTTTATTTCACTATACCTTATAGTATCACCTCTATTTAAAAGCTCACCTTCCTCGTTAGTATATTTTACATTTCCTATAAAAGTTCTTCTATTACTAACAACGCTAGTTTGATATTTCTCTCCGTTTAATCCTATTGATATGAAAGCAGAGTCTGGGCTAAATCCATTTATAGATTCATACGTATCTATATTTTCCGAGTAACTTATAAAAGGAGAATAAATATATGGTGAATTAGAATATTCTTCTGACCAATATGAATATTCACCATCTAAGCTAGACCTAGAACCGTATCGTAAGTTTACATCTCCAAATAAAGTCCAAGCATCATCGCTTCCAGATATTCTGTGGTATATTCTCGCCCCAGTTATTCGACTATTAAACCTTGTTCCAGATGACTCACTTTCTGTGGCTAAAACATTAACTGTAATTTTTTCATTAGCACTTACTGAAATAGTATTTGCCAATCCTTTTACCAGTGATTCTTGATTTCCATCATAAACAAAAGTTATTCCAAACTCATATGTTCCAGCAGTCCAAGAGCCACCAGCTGAAGGAACTATACTTAAATTGAAACCAGTTCCAGACGGAGGATATACTTTATAAACACTTGTTGCAAGATTGTCGTGAGTAGTATCACCCATATCAAGAACAGTTGTACTATCCCTATGGTCTATTAAATCTCTTACTGAACCACCGACTTTTACAATCCAATGAGCTTCTAACTCATCTTCAATGGCATCTACAAAAGGAGCACCACCAACTGAGCTAGAGGTAAGCGTAGTTTCATTTCCACCAGTCATAGTTTCAGTTCCAAATATTTGCTCAGAAACAAAACCTCTAGTTGGTTTACTTAATTTAACATCTGAGGATAACCAAGCAGCAACACCAGCATAAGAAGCTGGAGTCTGAGCTGTCCCAGCTGAATTTAACCATCTATCTTGAGCTTTTACATATCCATATTTTTTAATAGCTGTAGAAACATTAGTTATATTTGTATCGCAAATTCTAACAGCTCCATCTGCTATATGATATATAACCTTACCTTGCTCGTTACTAGTAACGGTACCTAATCCAATTTGTGCATCAGTCCACACATTAGTATCGGATGAATAAACGCTAATCTCTACTTCTCCGCCATCGTCAGCATCTGCCAACAGAGTTCTTACTATGGATTCATTATTACCAGCTTGGTCGTAATCAGATTTATACTGAAATAAACCATATCCAGCTTGAGAAGCATCAATGGTTGGTGCTCTATAATTGCTTGTATTATCTGCAAATCTTCCAGAAGATACAATAAATCCTTTTCTATCTATTACAGCATCTTTAAGAGAAGCAACCTCATTATCATTTATAGTCCTGTCGTTATCAACAGTATTAAGACCTCCAGTGAAATTACTATATGTTTTAAGAAGTTTAGGCATTATTCCTTTATCTCAAAGTGTACCAAATCATCAAAATTATTATCTTTGGTTTGTGTATCCTGATCCCAGTCTCCGCCCCAGCGAATATTCAACCCCATTTGCGAAGCAATGCCCAAAACATATCCACTAAAATAATGGAACCTATCGCGGTCATTCCAATCAATAGGATAGGGAGCCACATCAACAGCAACGCTAGGGCTTTTATTGTGTTTACCATTAGGAAACTTAAGCTTACTATTACCTTTATTATATGCTGCATCTTGCTTTTCCTTTCCACGATTACCTTCTATCACTGTGCAATCAAAATGCTTAACTACTTCTTTAAACAAACTAATTAATCTTTCATCGCAAGTATGTAACTTAGACCTACTCTTTGTACTAAACCTTGGCATTATGAAAAAGTCTCTAATAATACTTTAACTTCAGCCCAAACTTTATCATCTTTCTTAGACTTAGT